GATGACCAAAATTTCTTTTTATTAATGTACTATAATCAGCCGCTGTAACCATACGGTTTTGAGAAGCATAAGAGAATGGTGCATTTTTACGAATAGAGTCAACTGTTTCTAATAAAGAACCAGCTTGTGCTTTTGTATTAGTAGTTACTGATAGAGTATAATTGTTTGATAAAACTGTAACTTGATTAACAGGACTAAAATTATCAGCTGTATTAGCATCAGGTCCACTAGTAGACAAATAATTAATAACAATCTTATTACCTGCTGATGGAGCTTTACCTAATGTGTTTCCATCACCAAAAGATAATTCAAAGAATCCATTCGGAGCTTCTCGTAAAATATACAGTTTAGTAGTATCATCAATTGTATCTGCATCTTTTAAATTAATATAAGTTTCGAAGAATGATGATGTTGCGTCATCAAATACCTCAACAACAGCTGTTGTAATATCAATATCAGGATCTGGTATAACATATACAGAATCTATTGAGTTTTCTGTTACAAAGAAAGTTTTAGTCGTGGATACTCCTTCTTTGATTACAATATTAGTATCACCATCAACTGTTTTAAATTGATATAAACCGAAGCCGTCATCTTCGGCTGTTACTGTAGCAATAGTTTCAAATGTATAATTTACATCATTAACAGTTGAATTGAATTTAGTGCCTCGAGGTAATGTAACAATTTGTGGTCGACCGGCCAAAGCGCCAGTATTAATACTTAAATTTACAGTTGCTTGTGCTGCAACCTTCGAAGACGGAATATAACCGATACCTTCGGCAAGAGATACAACAGATGATCTCAATTGCGCAGTTGTTAAGTATGATTCATTGAGTGCCATGTTTGCTACTAATGCATTCATATGAGTGTTAGTTGCTAACACATCGAGAAGATTAGATAATCCCGATCCTTCAAAGTTATAATCTGCAAACTCTGTACTATTAGCAAGAGATGCTTTTAGATTATTCTTAATTGCATTAAAGTCTAATTCTGTAGATGTAATAGTTGTTGTCATTTACCTTAACCTCGATAGCGTGGTTTCAACGCTCACTTCTTCTCGCGTACTTACCACTGTGAATACAACCTGAACATACAAAGAATTTTCATCTTCCATAGGTCTACAATCTATGTCTAATATTTCTGCTCTCGGCTCGTATTTAAATAATGAGTTTTTAATTTGTTCTTTTATTCTAAAGGTTGCACCACCTTGTGCAAGTTCAAATAACATACCTGTTATATTAGCACCATAATCACTTAAGAATGGTTTCTCTAATAGATTAGTTGATATAATATTTTTAACTGATTGCTTTACTGCTGCCGCATCAGTTTTTTTGTATATGTCACCACTTGGCTTTTTATCAAAAAGCAAGTCAATATCAGAGAAGTTTTGTAATCTAGATGTACGAATAGTACTGTTCAGATTACCGTCTTCAAATGATCTTACTCGTGCCATATCTCAACCTTTTTCATCTATTTATAACTTTATTTCGACTAATGCATCATTAGATTGCACTGTATTATTAAAGGTAGTTGTTATTTTACGTTTAAACAGTATATCGTTGAATGATGTGATGTTTGGTGTTTCAACAATGAGTTGTGCATTTAATACTCCGCTTGGATCATACACGTCATAATCTAGTGTAAGCTTATCAAAGTAGCCTACTTCAGCCCAAGCTGCGGCCAAATCATAAGTAGCATCTAAATCTATTTTACCTTCTTTATCAACTAATTCATATACTACTGCTCTGCCCTTTGTTCTTAAATCTAATATCCCATCACCAGTTAATGTTTCATCTTCTAGTTTACCTGGAGCTCCTATTCCGTATAATTCTTTTGCATAGAATCCTTCAACGACTTCTAATCTATAATTTTCAAATGCAGTAGGATGTGGACCAGATGATGTGACAGTTTTAATAAGCTCGGAATGAATAAAATAATTTTTTGCTAATTGATTTTTATCAGCAACTTTATTAAAATCACCGGTATCATTACCACCTATAAATTTACCCATTGATGTACCATAATTAATTTGTGTCTTAGGAGTTATTGCTCCATTGATATTTGTAAGATATTCAGCCGGAGGTATAATATCATATTTTGCTTTACCTCTTGTAGTCTTAAATGTTTGTACTCTCGTAATACCTTTTATTTCACCTATAGGATTTACTGGTCTTTGTGGTTGAGGAGCAGATGTTGAACGTATTCTTCCATATGATCCTGGAGATGTCTGTGCAAATGATGAGTTTAATTTATTTTTAGAAACTTGGTGTGCTGTAAATTCAGCCATATCACGAATAGATTTTTCTCTCATTTTAGATCTTACGTCTTCTATACTAAAATCTCGTAAAAGAAGTTGATTTTTCAGATAGTCATTGACATCAATATGAATTTTACGTATGCCACGATCTCCTACAGTGAGATAAGAATTAGTCATGCCTTCAGTTGGATTTGCGGTAGATGTATGAGTAATGCTACCAGATCCACTACCTCCTCCACCACTTCCATCTACTAATAAATCGCCAACTGAATTGTATATACTAATTGAAGCTCCGCCTCCTAAGCTACCAGCAGTCACTGCATGATCTGCAGTACCTTTTAGATTACCATGAAATGAAGATCCGTAATGTACTGTAGTACCTCCACCGATTGTACCTCTATTACCGGCAACTGCAATGTCTGTTGCCACAATATTAATATCAGGCGAAGACAGATTAATTTGTTCTTCTGATGTGAATATACTTCGTCCCTTAGATACTATTTCTTGTGAACCTTCGGTTGCTACTACCAGATCCCCTTTTGTGACAAGAGTTTGCGTACCCAAAGTAAGGTTCGTAGTATTGCCTGCAACACTTTGTAAAAACGAACCTGAAACCGAATTACCATAATTTCCAAATATATTCGTCGACGAATTATTGTCGATCTGCTCGGTTTTGCTGCCCCTAGCATGGACATTATAGTCTCTACAATTAACATTAAAATCACCCGTTACATTAAGATTTAAATTACCTTTGTAGGTTAGGTTTGCTTCACCTTCTACAATTACTGTGTTATCACCATGAGTAACCTCTACTTTATTCCTTGATGTTACTACAAGCACAGAACCATCTGGACGCATTTCAATACCAGCACCGGTCTTATGCTTGAATAGTATTCGCTCTCCAGCTGGAGTATCATTTAATTCTATTACATGTCCAGATGCTGTTTCACGAACATCAGCCATACCATATTGTGAAGATGCTCGTTCTCCTATATCAAGGTCTATGCCTTTAGTTGCACCTCCGATCGTAAGTTCTTGGCCTTCTCCACCTCTAGCAGCTTCGTTTATAGATGATTGATACCAGTTTTTTGTACGAGGATATTGTCCACTTGCATCACCAAATGCAGTTTTAGATTTACCTTGTCCATCAGTAAATCCTTTTCCAAATCTTCGTATACGATCCTGATAGTCATCGTTTTGTGTTGTCATGATCTTGCCGCCTGTAATTCTGTTGGGTGCATAGCTGACTCAGGAAGTGTTCCATCTGTATACACATTTTTCTTTCCAAACTTATTAAATACGTATTCTTGTACATCAAATCCAGGATCTATCTTGCCTTGATCAGAAGTATCATTGTGTCCCCATGCTTGCCCACCTGGCCAAACATCATAAAATGCTGCAACAAACATCTCAAACGTTTTCATTTGAGCAGCAGTCAAACTATCTGCTGATTGGAATCTTTCAGGATTCGGTGTACCGATAGGGCAGTTATATCCGCCTGCCATTGTAATACCAATAGAATATTTGTTATGGTTATATGCTTTAGAATGTGCACCAACATTATTCAATGGTCGACCGCGCTGTAGTCTACCATCTCTACGAATAACGTAATGATATCCTATACCCAAAAAGCCTCTTTCTTTATGCCAAGCATGTACTTCTTCTGATCCTATATCTTGGTTTGTAAATGTAGCAGTCCAATGTGCAACGAACTCTGTAATCGCGCGATTAGCTTCCCTCATTTCAGCAACTAGTTCTTCTTTAGATCCGACATAAGTGAAGCTATATGCACCAGTGGCAGTATTAGTGTCTTCGTTTTTCCAATTCTTTTCGTCTTGACCTATTATATAATCAGGCGTTGTTTTCTTTCCAACTTCTGGTGATGCAGCACGATTTATTACACTAGACTGACTAATATCTACTTGCTCAAGTTCAGATTCTATTTGTGTTGCAGTAAAATTGTTACTTACTTTTTCTAAGTCTTCAATAGCTTCTCTTTTTCTACCTGCTAATAATAAGTCTATTATATTTTGTTTTTTACTAGGAGTAATTGTAGGAGCTACTTTGTCGATTACTGGTATAATACCTGATTGGTTACTTAGTATCAAGTTACCTAAAAGAGTAACGGCACCAAAGCCAATGAGATTATTAAAATTATTATTATAGCTATTGATAGATTGACTAAATCCAACTGAATTATCTACTCCGTCATTAATAATTGCATCTATATTTGTTACTTCATCTTTTGCACTATCTACTGCAATTGTTTCTAAGTTAGCTCTAAATGCACTCGCATTAGTATTTGTTACTGTTTTTAAAGCATCCCCTACTGCTGTAGGAGTACCTGATCCAATAACTGTATTCAATCTAGCATTGACTGTTCGACTACCTGTAATTAAATTAATATCAGAATCGTCTGAATCATTTACCTTTGTAGGAGCTAAGATAGTTGTAAATGTCATAACTGATGGACCGACAACTGTGTTAGTCAAGCTCTTAAGACCGCCTATCTCAGCTTTGTCACTATCTAATTTAGTCTCAGTTTCAAGCTTAGTAGCATTCGCAGCTTGTAAAGCTTTTTCTCCTACAATAATAAAATTAGAGTTTTTAAAAGCTGTTAATAGTGTTGCGTTTAATTCTGCAATATCAATCGACATTATAAGTCTCCAAAACTGCTCTTGCTTCTGTTAATCTACGGGCATGATGCGGTATACTAGGTCTCTCATAATTTACTGTAAAATGCCTTGTAGCGTTTTCTAAATTAGTCATGCGTTTAAATGTTGCGTATCTATAAAACCTAGGTGACTCTGTACTAAACTCCCAATGTAAAAACATTAGTTGTGTTTGTAATTTTGTATAGTCTAAATTATTATCTGTTGCATATGATTGTAAAATTTGTAAACGACCAGCGGCTGGATTCCATTGTGCGATACCATATGAATTTTCTCCAGGAACACCAGATATAATTGTAGGATCCATTCCTGATTCAACTATGAGATTGCCGCATATAGCTGCGGCCTGTATAGGTGAATATCCATTTGCAATAAAAAAATTATATGCCTTTTCTGTATTAGATGTACCGACCAAAGTATCAGCATCTGCGATACTTCCACCTGACGGTGAGTTATCAAGAGCCTGTACTACTGCATTATCAACTGCTTCTCTATTAACGGTCTGTACTGTTTCAGCTTCACCTAGTCTATTATTAGATTCTAACCCTAACTGTTGTTCAGTAGGTATTTCAGTATGAGGTATTGAACCTATAATAATAGGTTGTTGAGACTGAGTATAGTCTCCAAAAATACCAAATACTTCTGCGCCTGGTTTTAATTGAGGTGAACGGCCTAAACCACTAACTCCATCTTCTGTTGTCGGTACAACGCAACTAGCCCAAGGCAATAATGCTTCTGGTACTTCATCGACATCTTCGTTATGAATACCAAATATACGAACTCTGCATCTACCCATTCTCAATGGATCATCTGTACTAACTACTACACCCATAAACCATCTGAGTCCATCGCCATAAAATAATGTGTCCATTCTATCTGCCATCATACACCTATAAACTTAGAAAGCCGGATGGACCAGGCTTTAATGTGCGTTGAGTATTATGAGTCAATTTACTACATGTCAATAATTGATCATATTTATTATTAACAAAAGAATGCTTTGATTGCAGTACTACATATGCACCCGATGTAGTTTGTTCTACTCCTTCTGTAGAACTGCTTGGTACAGTAATCTCTATTTGATTTCCTATAAATGGTTCATTAGAATACCAACCTACAAGGCCAGGTATTACAATTTCCATCATATGTTTATTCAAAGCAGATCTTATTCCATGAGCCTTTGCTTTGTTAACATGTGTTTCTATATCTACTTCATCATGCAAACCAAGTTCATCTTGATTAGTATGATTAACTAATCTATATACAACGTGAGGATTATATTCTTCTATTTTTTTATCTCTAATTTTAAAATCTTTATTATAGATTGAGTTATTATCATCTTGTAATATTTTAGGTATATTGACAGATGGATTTTGATTCATTTGGCTACTAGAAATATTTAGAACATTATAATTTGTTTGTATAGCCCCTTTAAGAAGCATTTCAAGAGTATCATTTGTATTCTTATAATTTAATTCTTTTATGTTTACTAATTTTGCTAACTCTCCAGGATTAGCATTTTGATTTGTAGAATACACAAAGGGTATATCATTTAAAGGATCTGTTTCTAATATTGTAGAAAGAGATTTCATTGTAATATCTTGACTTTTTAATGATGCATAGACAAAATATGGGAATCCCATAGTATCAGATGCTCTTTGTCTTATAGTTTCTATTATAGCTAATGGAGAAATATATGGTGAGACATAAGAAAAAGAAGCTTCTCTCGGTAACCTTCCTACTGTTTTTATATTTCTTTCGAATTCACTAACTAACACATTATTAATAATTTGAGCAGGTGTTCCTCTGAAGCCACGTGAGACCTTCTTAAGTATATCCAGTACAAAAATATCTTCAGCCAGATAGAAGAAATATCCTTTACCTGCATTATCACCTAATTTTACTTCAGCTTCAGTTCGAGTTATATAAAAATCTTTTGTATATGTAAATCCATAATCGTCATTTACTAATTCAATAGTTATTAATTCTGTACCTGTAAGCTTTAGATTTTCTATAAGTGTTTCTGTATCTGCAATGAGAATACGTGCTGTCAAATACGGTACCTTCACAGATTCATATATGTGAAGCTCTAGTGCACCGGCAGTAAAATCTACTTCTTGTCCTTTATCAGGTTTTTTCAATATAACTGATTGAAACCTGAATTGAGACGACTCTGTTTGTGCCATTATGATCTCATTGCTAAGTCAAACGCTGTTTGAACCTGTTGAACAGTTTCAGGTTTGAGTACTTTAATTTCTTTTAATTTATCGTTTTGTTTTATAAATCTCTCATAAAATGTAACAGGAGTATAACTTGATGGTATATTAAAAAGATCGAGTGTCAAAGGATTAATATCAATATACTTGCCATTTGCATCTTCATAATGATGTACAGCGTCATATTGATAACCAGTTTTCTTTGCAATTACTGTTTCGGCTAAGATACCTAAACCTGCTTCAACTAACTCATCACGTTTAAATTGCGTGCTCGACTCAATTATAATAGTTCCTGTGGTTGGTATAGTTTGAAT